ACCAAAAGACGGCAGACAAAACCGCGTGAGAAGAAACCAGTCAGCGCAGATAAAATTGTCAGTAAAATGAATTATCTAAAGGACCATGGCACGTATTCGAGCATCGACCCGGCTTCTATTGTATCAGCAAAAATTCTCTGGACGTTTAATGTGAAGACACGAAAGCTCACTAAATACGTCGCTGCTGATGAAACAACTTTGTCAGTCAACAGAACTACGATCATCAATTTTAATCCAGAACTGTCATACCACTTGACACTGCGAAAGCCCGATGATATTGTGCCCTGTGTTATGACAGATGGTAAGAGAAAGGTGGAACAGCGTATAAAACAAATCAATGCAAAACGCACGCCTCCAAATGGGCGCATGAATGTGGATACTTTGATACTGAGAACCTTCAAGTAAGGAAGTGATATGACCGATAAAAAAGACAACATCTATAAGCTGTTTCCAAACGAACCGAGCGCAATAGAACTGTTCGACGCGCACGAAGACAGCGAAGAGGAAGATCAGTCGATAAGGGATATCGAAGCGATCAACAAAATTCGTGAAGATAGCCAAATTCAGACGCTGGCAATGGTTCTGATATCAGAAATTGGTACACGCCTTGCCGAACTTGGAATGGAGCCAAATGACACGCCAGAGGATTTTTCCTTTGCGGCAGAGGCCATCATTTCATACATATCTGCTCACTATGAGCGTGAACACCCCTTGCAGCAAATTGCTGCCGCCACCATCAGTTTGGTTTCGGATGAAGATGAGAAAATGGTTTATCGTTTTCACCCGCCATCAATGAGCTTTTTGCGTTCAGACAAGAAAGAAATACCCGATGATACTTGTTGATTTCAATCAAGTGTTGTTTGCAACATTTTTCAGTGCAGTGAAATCGCACACAAATCTTGCAATCGAAGAACCTATGGTTCGACACATGACACTAAACATGTTGCGCAACATTCGCACAAAATTTCGAGACGATACGAATTTCGTTATCTGCTCCGATAGTGTGCATAACTGGCGCAAGGATTATTTTCCGTTCTATAAGGCGCGACGTGCGAATAATCGCAGCCAATCTGATGTTGATTGGAATGCGATATATCAAAGCATGGATCGCATTCGAGCAGAAATTCGTGACAATTTTCCGTATACTTACATTCAGATTGATGGGTGTGAGGCGGATGATATCATAGGCGTGCTTTGTTCTGAATTCGATCCATCAACATCAAAAGATGGTGTTGTGATTGTGTCAGGCGACAAGGACTTCAAGCAGCTACAGCGTTTTTCTTTTGTTCAGCAATATGATCCTGTCAAAAAGCGCATGTTGCGTCCCGATTGCGATCCCGCTGAATTTCTTCGAGAGCACATTTTGCGCGGTGATGCTGATGACGATATACCAAATATTTTGTCTGATGGTGATACGTTTATGGTTGATGGAAAGCGACAAGTTCCAATGACCAAAAAGCGGCTCGAAGCATTGAAGGATATTCAAAACGACGAAAACCATAAGTATTATCAGAATTGGGTACGCAATAAGACGCTGATTGATCTTACCATGACGCCTGAGCATCTACGTGAGCAAATACTTGAAGCGTTGCGTCAAGGACCAAAAGTGCCCGATAGATCAAATTTGATAGAATACATGAAGAAGCACAACCTGAGCAATCTGCTCGAAAACCTGAATGATTTTTAATGGAGATACCATGGAACCCGAAAAACAACTAAGCATGCACGAAATTTTGGCTGAGACGGAAAAGTTATCTGCCCGAAAAGATAAGGTAGCTTTTTTGAAAAAGCATTACAGCAAACACATGCATGAGGCACTGGCCTTTGCATATGATCCACGCGTTAAATGGTTGCTTCCGAGCGGTTCGCCACCTTACAAGCCGCTGGAAAGTCAAGATGCAAAAACGAACTTGCATCGTGAATGTCGTTTGGGAAAGTTATATTATTTTGTGCAAGGAGGTAAAGGACAGAACATAAATGGCATCAGGTTAGAAAGCATGTTCGTAGACTTATTGGAATCTGTTGATCCAGAGGATGCAAAGTTGTTGCTTGCACTGAAAGACAAGCAGATTCCATATCGAGGCGTAACACAGAAACTTATCGAAGAAGCATGGGGTGAACTGAACTAATGGGAAAGACACGAAAGTATGATCGCTATTATGATGACGATAGCGAGTTGAAGCGCAACAAGCAGGCAATCAAACGTGATATGATGCGGCGCAAAGAAAAGCAAATTCGACGTGCTTTGCGACATCGAAATATCGACGAATTGAGTGAAGAACAGGATATGCGTTAATGCCATATTACAAGTTTCGCAAAGGCGAGCGAACGTGGCGTGAGTTTATGACTATCTCAGAGAGAACCAACTTCCTCGCTGAAAATCCAGATGTGGAACAGTTGATCGATGGTTTCCCCGCTGATGCTGATAGTGTAAAACTCGGTCGTACAAAACCGGCTGACGGTTTCAGAGATTTGCTAAAGCAGATCAAGAAAAGCAACATCGGAAGTAAGATCAACACATTCAAGTAACCAGAGGGCCGCGCAATTGCGCGGCTTTCGCTTTTCAGGAGAAAGGATAGAAACCGACGCTGAGTATGAAATCAAGAACACACAGGAGAAAACGTAAAATGCAAATCGCACAACAACTGACAAAAAAAGCGAAACGGCAGTTACGAAAGGAAAAGGTCACACTGAATACAATGCCATTGATAGATATTCAGCCTCTTACAGAAAATCAGAGACGAGCATTTGAAGCGTGGTATCATGGCAAAGATTTATTTTTGCATGGCTGTGCAGGAACTGGAAAAACATTGATGGCTTTCTATTTCGCCTTGCGTGAAGTTGTATTGGAAAATTGTGATAAGGTTCTTGTGGTCCGTTCTGTTGTTCCGTCGCGAGATATGGGGTTTCTGCCTGGATCAGAAAATGAGAAAATGAGGAATTATGAACTGCCTTACTATAGCATCACGGAGCAGTTGTTTAATCGTTCTGATGCATACGAAATTCTCAAGCAGAAAGAGGCAATCGAATTCACGTCAACCAGTTTTCTTAGAGGGTTGACATTTGACAACACAACGATCATAGTTGATGAGTGTCAAAATTTATCATGGATGGAATTGCACACGATCATGTCTCGCGTCGGTGAGGGATCGCGAATCATTTTCTGTGGTGATACGGCACAATCCGATCTCGATGAAAGAAAAGGTAAGTATGATCTGAACAGAATGATCGAAATTTGTAAGCAGATGGAGTGTTTCGAATTCGTGAACATGACAGCATTGGATGTTGTGCGTTCTGGTAAGGCGAGGCAGTACATCATAGCGTGCAATGCACTAGGGTATCATTGAGGGGTTGACAGCAACCAAAAAATGTGATGAAATGGAGAGTTTGATGAACATCATGCAGTGGCTTAGGCGGCCAAACGAGACTATAAACTATCACAGTTCGCGTGGTTTTTCCTTATCTGCCACGGTGCCAATTTTACTATTGGCTATTTATATCGGATTGATGTTTGGCAAGGATGGTTTGTTGCCAATGATCAAGATTGCGTCGCTTGCTTTGCTTTTCAACGTCTGTGGTTATCTTCAAGCAATCATTGGAAAACGACATGATACTGTTCTTGGTCTCGAATTCTTTCAATCACAACAGCGAGCAACGGTACACGTCTCATTGGCAGTGCTGTTTGTTATGGCAATCTTCGCTGTTGTGCACACTCTTGTTTATGGATCGGCAACATGATTAAGCTGGAATTGGACGAATATCAACACGAAGTGAAACGTGTTGATATCAATGGAACGCGGTTCTATACAAAGGATGGCAACACACCATTGCCATCCGTCACTTCGTTGTTGGATACGCCCGAGAAACAGAAGAGCCTTGCAAGCTGGCGAAAAAACACCCCAGATTGGTCGTTTATCAGCCAGAAGGCGTTGGAGCGAGGAACTGCTGTTCATGAAGCAATCGAGCATTTTCTTTTATCTGGGCAGAGTGAAATCAACATTGATGCTAAATACAAACATCTGATGCCGCCTCTCATTGAGAAGATGCAAAAGCGCATCAAAGCTGTGCATGCAATTGAGTTGATGATGCATAACGAAGACATTGGTGCTGCTGGCACTGTGGATTTAGTCTGTACACTGCATGATGGTAAAACTGTCATTGCCGATTACAAAACCAGCGAAACGAAAAAGAGCACCAAATACATGAAAGATTACTTCGTACAGACTCTCACCTACGCGAGAATGTACGAAGAAGAGATTGGTCGCAACATTGATGGCTGCATGATTTTGAACGTATATGAAAAACCGAAGCCGAGTTGCAGCGTGGTGGTTGCCAATATTAGCGATGATGCTCTGCATTCAGCACTATTTTTCATTGAAAAACAGTCGAGGCTTCTCATTGAAA